ATAAACGAGGTGCTAAGAATGGCAACAAAGAATTAAACGAAGCATTAGGTGAGTTAAGACAGTCGAACGAGCAACTACAATCTCAAATGAAACAACAACAAGATGATTTACAATTTGAAAAGATTGTCAATGAATATGATGTTGATAAACCAAAATACTTTAAGCTAGAGCTTCAAGAAGCACAACAGCAAGAAGATTTTAATATGAACGAATGGATAGATGGACTTAAACAAAAAGAAGCACATTTATTCAAAGGTGGTAATAAACCTCAACCATTAAGAGTGGATAGTGCTAACAACAATCCACAAGCTCCTGACTTTAATTCTAAAGTTAAAGGTGCTAAGACAATGGCTGAAATCTATGCCCTACAAAAAGAAATATAAATATAATATAAGGAATTTACAATGGCAGTAAATACAAAAGCAATTTTATCGGACTCAGTAGTTGATTTAATGAGTCAAGCAGTAATCGTTTCAGGTTCAGCTTACAACAAAATCGATGCGTTCACAACAATCAGAGAAGACAATATGGCGAACTCAATCGCGTTCACAGTATTCTCAAGACTTTCTCCAGCAACAACTGAATTAACAGATGGTACTGAAGCAACTTCATCAACAATGACAGATACTAAAAAGACTCTTACTTTAGGTGAGTACGGTTCAGTTATTACTTCTACTTCTTTAGCAAATGTTGCTACAGCTGGTAAAGCAGATTTAGCATCAGCTGAATTAGTTGGTATGAACTTAGGTGAAACTACTGATAAATTAGGTCTTAATGCTGTTGAAGCTGGAACTAACACTATTTCTGCTGGTACTACTGGTACTTTAGCTAAAGGTGACCTTAGAAGTGCTTATCAAGCATTATCTACAGCTGGTATCTCTAAATTTGAAGATGGAAGATTTGTAGCGTTTGTTAACCCTGCACAAGTTTCTGACATCAAAGATGCTTACCAAACAATCGTTCAAAACACTAACGCTGGTGATGCTTTAAATGGTATCGTTGGAGCTTTAGAGGGATTCACTATCGTTGAAGATGCAAATGTTACTGCTGGTACTGTTGCTTGTTTCGGTAAGAATGCACTTGGTAAAGCTGTTGGCATGAACCCAGAGTTAAGAATTACTGATGGTACTGACAACTTAGGAAGAACTGTTAATATTGGTTGGTATGGTATCATTAAATATGGTATTATTGATGAGAATGCTGTAAGAGTAATTACAGGAGCATAGTATGAGTAAGGCAGTAGAACCAAAGGCAGTAGCTAAGAAAACTACTGCTAAATCATATAAGCTAGTGGGTCTTTCAAAAGGCTCACACTTACTTAATGGCGTTGAATACAAATGGGAAGCTGGCGAAGACCTTAAGCTACCTAAAAAAGTATTTGATGTTATGAAGTTACTTAATTCTTTAGAGGTTAAGTAATGGCACATCTAACACTAACTAATGCTGAAATAATTTCAGTTTTGCCACCTTTAACAGCTGACCTAATCGGTAAGGCTGATGGTGGGTCTACTACTACATTAGAGAATAAACAATTTAAAGCCTTGGACGAAGAGTCTACTGAGGGTGCTTATATTTGTTTTCTAAGTGGTGACAATGCAGGAATAGATAGAATTATTACAGGCTATGCTTCAGCTAATGTAGGAACATTTACATTCGATACTTTAGATAGTACGGTTGACAATACATCTGTATTTGCAATATTATTCTTATCTTATATTCCTGCTTCTGATAGAGCAAGTGAAATAATCGAGAATGACCTTAGAAAAAAAGGTTATGACATAGAGAATTTCTTAACTCCTGCACATTTAAGAGAGTTACATTTAAATAGAACTATTGCACATATTTGTCAAGCTAAAATGCAAGATGCAGATAATGAAGACACTTACTACATTAATTACCTAGAGTTTATGAAAAGATACGAGGAAGAGTTTAATACTCTAGTAGCTGATTATGATACTGATGGTGATGGGGTAATAGAAGATGATGAGGATTCTCAATCATTAGGGCAAGTGGTACTTAACAAATGATACCATACTTAAAGGGTCTGGGGTTCAGATATACTGAGAAAGACACTCTTAATGGCAATGAGTTTAGATTAGTAGAAGAGTCTGTAGCGATAAGTGAAGAATTAACTACACTTGGGAATACAGTAACTGAGTCTACAAAAGTTTATGAATTATTTTTACCCACTAGAGGCTATTCTGTAGCTAAAATAGAGGGTATTATAAGTGGTTCAAATGACAATGGTGATATAATCGTTTCTGCTACAGCTGATGTTGAAAAGCAAGAACGAGGTTATCTAATTACATTAATATTTATCATAGGAGATTAATATGGCAATTAAAGGATATTCAGGAAGTTGTACTGTTGGCGGTACTGCTGTTGGTGAAGCTAAAGCTTGGTCTTTAGACGTATCACAAGAAACAGTAGATACTACTAACTTTGGTTCAGCTGGTTGGAAAGAGTCAGAAGCAACTTTAAAAAGCTGGTCTGGTTCAATTACAGTTCTGTTTGATGGTGGAGCTGACTCAGGTCAAGCTAACTTAATCGCAGGAGTTACAAGTGGTTCATCTGTTGCAGTTGAATTATTAACATCAGCAAGTGGTGCTGGTACTTCTGAGAAGTTTAGTGGAAGTGTTTTAGTTACAAGTATGCCTATTACTAATGATGTAAATGGAATTATTGAAGTTTCATTTTCATTCGAGGGCACAGGTGCTTTAACTCAATCGGCTTTAGCTTAATTTATAGAGTCCTCTTTAGAGGGCTTTATTAAGTTAAGGGGATAATATGACTGATTTACTACTACAAGAGATACTTAAATCTCAGGACTCGCTACAAACTATTGAATTCAAACTAAAAGAGAAAGAGTTTACATTTTACTATAATTATTTAACACTATTAGAAAAAGCCAGAATTGAGCAGATGTGTGTTAAGACGGTAACATCTATGCACGACAATGGAACTAAGACAGTTAGCTATGAAAAACAAGAACACTTATACCCTGTTCACATAATATTGGAGAAAGCTCTTGATAAAAATGGGAAGAGAATGTTCTCGCACACAAACTCACAGCATTTTGATATAATTAGCAAGTTACCTGCACAGTTAGCAACTTACATTGCTACTGTTATGAATACAGATGTAATGAATAACCTAGAAAAGGATAATGATGACGAATAATGAAGACTTAGTAATTGATGTTACAGTCAATGGTAAAAAAGCTAAGGTAGAATTAGGCAAAGTAGAGAAAGCAACTGAAGCCGTAGGCTCAACAACTAAAGCTACATCTTCAAGAATGAAAGCGGGTTGGTTAGCTGTTGGTGGTGGTATAACAAGTGCTGTGGCAATTATGGGAGTCGCTATAAGCAAAGCTGGAGACTTAACTAAAGCTACATTCGGAATGTCTGATGGTATGAAGTCTTATATACAAGCAACATCTAATGCTACAGGAATGACGCAAGAAATGATTGCGGGATTTGTTCAGTCAGGTAAAACTGCTGGTTTATCTTCAGGAGAAATTAAAAAGCTAACAGAACAATCTATCGCATTGGGGAGAGCTTATCCTCACGAGAGCGCTGAAACTTTAAATGACAATCTTATTATGCTAAACAAGACAGGCGAAGCACAAGGCTTTATTGTTGATGTGTTAGAGCAGAAATATGGAAAGATAGACTTAACATCTATTTCTTTAGCTGATAAATTAAGAGCAGTAGAAGAGGCAACTAAGGGTGTTAATGAGAAGTTTCAAGATACAGCAGGGGCAAAGCTAGACCAAACGCTTACTAGGTCAAATAATGCTTTGGTTATACTAGGGGCAACAGCTTTAGATGCTATTAATAAATGGGGCTGGATTGATGCTGTAAATACTGGGCTAAGTAAGATTATCAGAAGTATGAAAACAATGACTGCTTTAGATATGAAAGAGCTTACTATAGAAATACAAGAACAGTCAGAAGCAGTTAAAAAGCTTAGGGCTGAGGAAGCAGAAGCACCATTAAAATCTTGGAATCCTTTAGAAAGAACTAAAGGGCAAATAAGAGCATCAAGAAGATTAGCAGAACAAAACTTACTTCAATTAGAAAAAAGAAAAGCAATGCTAACAGAAGAAGTAGCTGTCGAGGATGCAAAAACATCCAAAATAATTGCTAATAAAGAAAAAGAATTAAGGGCAACTGAAGAGGCAGAAAAGAATAAGCAAGAAGCATTAAAGCAGTCGGAAGCATTTCACGATAGCACTATTAATAGTATGGCTGACTCTATTACTAAATTTGTAATGACAGGGAAGCTAGCTTTTGAAGACTTTGCTAAAGGTGTGATTGCACAGCTGGTTAAAATAAGAGTACAGCAGGCCTTAGTAGGAGCATTTACAGGTACAAATATAGGCTCGTTCTTTGGTCTTCATACAGGAACATCTGAAGTAAAGCATACAGGTGGTTTTATAGGTATGCCTAGTCACCACGACGGTTCAATTAGAAGTGATGAAAGAATTGCTAAACTACAAGTTGGTGAAGCAGTTGTAAATAGAGCAGGAGCAACTAAAAATCAAGAAGCAATTAAAGCTATGAATGCAGGGCAGTCTGTTGGTGGAGATAGTGGGAGTGTTACTACTGCTGAGATTAATTTTAATGTTACGGCTATTGATAGTGCATCATTTAATAATTATCTAGTAGGGAATAAAAACACTATTGAGGGAATTATTAACAGAAGTTTACAGACCAATGGAAGTGTAAGAAAAACAATTAAGCAGGTAGTGTAATGAATGATTTAAGCTCTATACTGCTTGATAAACACAGTCACTATGAGATAGAGGAATATGTTAAGAGTGGTCAGGCTTTAACTTTTGATAGTGGAAAAGAGCAACGAATAGTAGGTGGTTCTATTCCCTCTTTTGAAATATCCCTTACATATAATAATATATCTTTAGCTAAGTTTGAATTTCTTAAGAAGGCTTATGAGAGTAATTATGCCAACACTTTCAAATGTCTATTTAATAATGACATAGACAAAAGAAGTCAGTTAATGACTAATGAGGCTGAAGTATATATATTTAAAGACTTTGAGTTCTCAGCGATTGCTGGCAAGTTAAATGTCTTGTCAGGGAAGATAACACTATTAAGTAGTGTATTCTTTAACTTCACAGAGTATCAAAGCTTGTTTGCTGAGTCTAGTACATATACTCCGACAGCTTCTACTAATCAAGACTTTATGAGTGTTTTAGATGATGCCCAGCCTTATCAAGTTATATATAAATATTTTAATCAGTCAATAGCGAGTAATATTGGGGTATCAGGTAGACACATTAAAGATAAAGGACTAAAGAAAGCTTGGGGCTTATCTTGGGTGCTAGGTGAGTCTGATTTTCTAAAGCTACTTACATTCTATAGAAAAAAGTCTGGATTGATGGGCGAATTTGGTATGCCTTCATTTGGGTTTGCTCTACCGTACATAGAAGAGAGCTATTTAGAAAACCAAGATGATTATATTTTGTTTGATGGAAGCCTAGAGGGAGCAACAAATGCTAGATTTTCACAAGATAGTTTCCAATACAGTAAGAGAATAGATGGGCTATACCAATGTACGGCAGACTTTATGGAGGTTAATTAATGAGTAAAACGATAACTAACAATGCAAGAAACAATGATGCAATAGCAATACTTCACTTGTTTGAATTTGATATGTATAATCTTGATGGAACTTTCAAAGAAACATTGAGATTTACAGACCACGACATATTCGTAAATGACGGGGGAGTAGAATACACTCCACTAGCTATTACTTTTGATAAACTTTCAGAGGATGGCTCAATGCAGTCAGACTCAATAAATGTTTCAATAGATAATGTAAGTGGGGCTTTAACTTCTGAAGCTTTTGCAAGCGAGTGGAGAAACAACAGATGCAAAATAACAAGAGTTGTATATACACCTCCTAGTGATACAATAGATGCTGAAGCTTACGAGTATGGCTATGGTGACAATTTAGACACTTACCCTAAGCTAGATATATCTTCAATCAGTAAAGACAGTTATACGCTATTTGAGGGGATTATTGATACTTTTAATGCTACAGAGCAGTCGTTAAGTGCCACACTAACTTCACTATTTACAAATTGGAGCAAGCCATATCCAAGCAGAACTTATAATCAGAATGAGTTTACTTCAGTAGTAGATGCTATTACAGAAACAGTTTATTGGGGTAGATTAAAAGATGTCTAAGCATAATTGCTTTAGTTACTCTTACGAGCGATTAAAGTCTGTTTATGGAGATAGAATACCTAGTGAATGGAGATGTTATAGCGAGGCTGATTTTCAGCACTTCAGCATAAACGCAAGTAAGTATTTAGCCCGAAAAATACACTACAGCTATTTTGAGAGCTTTTGTGATGCTGTGCCTTTTGCACGGGAAAACGATATAATATTAACTAAAGATAGTATAGGAATTGCTATTAATCAATACAAGTATATGACACTAAAACTAAGAAGTGGAAAGCCTTGCTTAGTTGATATAGAAAAAAAGGATAAAATAATGAGAGTACGAGATGAGTAAAGCAGTAAAAGCAGTTGCAGGAATAGCACTTGTTGTAGCTAGTGGTGGATTAGCAGGTGCAGGAATATTTGGGACTACATTCGGGCTAGGTCTAACAGGAACTGCTCTAACTTTGGCGACAGGTGCTTTTACATTAATCGGGGCTTCACTTGCAGGTTCGGCACTAGCCCCTGAAGTGCCTGATATGGATGGGACAGATGCTTATGCAGGTCAAAAATTACAAACTAAAAAGGACAATGTGTCGGCAGTACCTATTATATTTGGTGAAAATAGAGTAGGTTCTAATATTATATTCCAAACTGCTAATAATTACGGGGGAAGCTCAAATAATAAGCACTATTGGGCAATTCAAGTATTGTCAGAGGGAGAGCTAGAAAACTTTATTGCTTTATATGCAGGGGAAGATGAAATGTCCTACAAGGGAAATTTTGCTTTTACTACTACTTATGCCCATTGCAGGGTATACCCTACTTCAGGCGACTCAGGAACGGCATTAACAGCTACAGAATTTGCCAAGAATGAAGCAGGCGACATTATTAATGGACAAAATGCAGATTTAGCAAATGATAATTTTATTATTCCACCAAATGTGGCTTTTATTGCCGTACACCAAGAATATGATGCTACAGATAATAAGCATACACAACTAGACGCAATAACAGCAACAGTAAAAGGTCAAAAAATAAACGACATTAAAGATGATGTTGTAAATAATAATATTTACTACTTTCCTAGTGGTACTTATTCCTCTAGTAGCTCTAGCGAGTCTAATTTATTTGATGGCAATATCTCAACTACAGGATACAGAGTTGCAGGAGATAATCTATCATTAGATATGGACAACAGAATTCAATTCAATTCTACATCTCCTAGCAATCAGACTTTAATAATAAGTGCTGAGATTTACATTAAGACAGATATTGGATTGGGAATATTTGCCAAGGATGCCGATGGAACATCTTTTGGCGACCCCGTAGTTGTGTCAGCAGGATATGAGGGCTGGATAACTTTAGACAATAGTGATGCCCTAGATTGGTATTCAGAGGAAGAGCTGTCGGACTATTGGGATATTATATTTACGGGGAGTGGAACAGGGTCAGACCTAGAGGTTGAAATTAGAGAAATTAGGAATGTTGAATGGCTAGAAAGAGATTATTCGTATAATCCTGCAAGTCAAGTATTGAATCTACTAACTAAAGGGTTAAATATACCACCAATATCTATTGATTATCCTAGCTTTATAAATGCTTCGCAAAAGTGTAGCTCTTACGGATATTCATCTAATATTGTATTTAATAGCCAAAGAAATATACAGTCGTGTATTGTAGATATTTTAGCTACTTGTAGAGGGCAAATAGTATTAAGCCAAGGAAAGTGGAAGCTAAAAATAGATGAAAAGGGGTCTTCAGTAGCGAAAGCATTAACAGCAGGAGATATTCTAAATGGATCACTTAATGTGTCTATGAAAGGATTTCAAGAGATAGCAAACAAAATAGAGCTAAAATATATTGAGCCTAATGATAATTGGTTAAGTGCTAAAGCGAGTAAAGAAGATAGCGACTTGATTGCGATGGATGGACAATCTAACGTGAAAACTTTAGACATTAAAGGGGTTACTAATTCTCTACAAGCGAATAAACTAGCCGAGATAACATTAAATTCTATGAGATATACTGAAGATACTGAGGGCAACAGAATTAAACAAGCACCACTAGCTATAAGCTTTGCAACTACTGTTAAGAATGCTGAGTTAGAAGTCGGAGATGTAATATCTTTAGACCACAACCTACTAGATAGGACTAGAAAGTTTATCTTACTATCAGTAGAAACAGGACAGGGTGGAGATATTCAAATATCAGCTAGGGAGTATTGCGAAACACACTATAAAAATAGTGCAGGGGTCTATCTAATTTAGATATAATATATACAGCTAGAGAGAAACTACAACAAAACTTTCATTTTCTCCTTACACACAAAAGATTTTTAACATATTCTCTAGCTACCATAACAAGGGGTTTCTTCTCCTCCCTTGTTTCATTTAGTAACACTACAAACACTCCTTATTTTATCTGATAATCAAATTAAGAAGACTTTAAGTCAAGTAATACGATAATACTTTTACAACAAAAGGAGAACAAGATGGAAGCAATAATCAGAGCGATTGAATACCTAGATAACAAACTTTACGAATTTAGTGATTGGATACTGTAATGGACAGAGTAGAACAAGACCTAAATAATTATATGAAAAGAAATGAAGAGATAGAGAGAAGTTTTGAAACTTTAATTGAAAGTCACGAATTGTCTTTTAATGCTATAACTGAAGAGATAAACTACCTGATGGATTTAGCAAAAGACTATGATGGTTTTGATTTTACTGAAGAACTATCAGAATACATAAAAGGAGAGATATTATGCTAATCATTACAAATAAGAAAACAGGATTAGCTAAAACAGTCAGCACAGCAGGTTGGTCAATTCAAGACTACAATAAGACTTACGATAAATATTCTAAGTCAGGGTACTCTATTCAAATATCACAGTCTTTTGATGGGCTAGGTTCTTTAGAGGGACTATCTTTTGAAGAGCAAATAGTAGAAATAGAAAAATACAAAGAGGAGATGATTTAATGGCAAATACAATATATAAAAAAATAGGACTATTAAGAAATAAGATAGATGGGATTAAAAAAGACAGTAAAAATCCTTTTTTTAAATCAAACTATGCGGATATAAATAGCATTGAGAAGTTAGTAGAACCAATAGAATTTGAAGTTGGACTAACTCACACTATAAGCTCTATGGTTACAGAAAGCGGTAGTCAATGGCTTACACTTACTGTTGCAGATGTAGACACAGGAGAAACATTAACATCTACATTGCAAGTAATATTAACAAAGAATGATATGCAACAACTTATAGCTGGCCACACTTACGGGAGAAGAGGGCTATTGGTTAGCTTTTATAGTTTAGAGGCTTTAGATGATGATGGTGAGTCAGTAATGAATAGACCACGATCTCAGCAACAACCATACCAAAACAATGGAGGTTTACCGTTCTAATGTTAGTAGAAATGAAAACAGCATTGCAGACAGCAGGAGATATTGAGTCGGTATTAGATTGGAAAGTATCAGAGATACAAGGAAAGAATTTACCAATGAGTTGTTTATCTGATTATATCATTATGGGCTTAACAGGTTTTGATGATGATATTGAAAAGCTAGATAATTATATTGAGCAATTAAAACAAGCAAAGGAGGAATTGAAAGATAAAAAAGATAAAGCAAGCATTGAGTGTAGCAAATACCTATCTAAAAATGGTATAGATAAGCTAGAAGCAACTTTAAATGGTTTTAGCAGTATTACTACGACTAAACCAAAAGAGGGCTATATGAAGCAGACTAGAAGCTTTGAATGTAGTTTAACACCAGCAGAACAAAAAGACCTATTAGTTAATGATGGATATGCTGAGTGGCAAACTCACGATATTAAAGTAGAAGACACAGCTTCAAAGATTAAAGTAAACAAAAGGAGAGTATAATGACACACTCCCAATTAAAAGAATTATTTATAATAAAGGCAAGATAATGGAAAATAAACAATACGATAAAACAAACACAATAGCAATATTTAGAAATGACAAAGGTGACAATCAAAAAAGACCTGACTACACGGGAACAGTAAATGTAAACGGAAAAGAATATAAAGTATCAATGTGGCTAAAAACTTCACAAAAAGGGACTCAATTCTTGGCAGGACAGATACAAGAGCCATATAATGCGAACCAGCAACAACAACAACAAGCACCTCAACAGCAACAGTCTGGGCAGGAAGAGATACCATTTTAATAGATGGATAAGATGAAAGAAATTGAAAACGCAAAGCTACTCCAAGAGGAGTGGCTGAAGAAGAACAAAGTTAAACAGTACAAGCAAGAAGACGTAGCTGTTAAGCCTTATTCAGGAGAGCTAGAGCCAATACCTGTTCAGCTTAAAAAGAAAGCATATGGTGGCTATGATGGTGTTGAGATAATACAAGATATAGGAATAAAAGATTATGGTTGATTTA